ACGGTTGCCGGCGCCTGCGCGCTTTCGCTTGTGGATGCGAAAGTGCATCTGCGCGTTGATCACACCGAAGAAGACACCTTGATCACGTCGCTGGCGCAGGCCGCGCACAACGTGGTGTCGGAGGCTATCGGCCGGGTGCTGACTGCCGAGACATGGACCGTGGCGCTTCCCGGCGCTTCGGGTGATTTGGCGCTGCCTGTGCGCCCGGTGCTGACCGTCGAGAGCATCGCCTATTTCGACGGGGACGACATGCCGCAGACGGCTTCGGTGTCGGACTTCTATCTGTTCAAGGACCCCGACCGCCCGTCGATGCGACCGAAGGACGGCAAGGCATGGCCGAGTGTCCGACGCCGCGATGACGCAATGACCATCACGCTGACCGCCGGCATGGCATCGGTGCCCGATGAACTGGCCGCCGCCATGAAGCTGCTTGTCGGGCACTGGTATCAAAACCGCGAGGCCGCATCGGAAAAGGCGCTGTCTGATGCGCCGATGGCCGTGCAGATGATCCTCGATCTGCACCGCGACAGGTGGGTTGCAGCATGACCGCCGGTTCGCTTGACCGGCTGGTCACGCTGTCCACCATGACAGCGACGAACACCGGGACGGGCTACACCGAGACGGCCACCACGCTCGGCACTGTCTGGGCAAGCCGCAAGGACGTGTCGGACGCGGAAAAGGCAGCGGCCGGCGCGGTCGAGGGCACGGTGCGGGCGCGCTTTATCGTCCGCTCATCCAGCCTGACGCGCGGGTTGAAGCCCAAGGATCGGCTGACGGAGGGCGGCAAGGTGTTCCAGATCGTCGGCATCAAGGAAGTTGGCCGGCGCGACATGCTGGAAATCACGGCTGAGGCGAGGCTGGACTGATGATGCTCCCAATTTGGAAATGGAGAATTCGTTTCTGTCGCCTCGGTCTACTGCTTGATTTATGGGCCGCGTATGACGACCAGGGACAGCTGTGGCATGCGCCTCGCATGAAGCGTTGGCCTAGGTGCCTTAGATGAAAGTCTCGTTCCGCGTCGAGGGGCTGAAAGAGCTTGAGGCGTCCCTTCAGGAGCTTGAGAAAGATTCCACTCGCAAGACGGTCGCGAGGAACACCTTGAAGAAGGCGGCGGCACCGATCGCCGCCGCCATGACAGCTAACGCTCCGACTAATCGCGGGCAGCTTCGCCGCAGCATTACGGTCGGAACAAAGCTTAAAGGGAACGTCGGGGACGCGGCTTACGCGAAGGCGATGCGCGCCGGGCTGGGCAAATCAGCCGCCGTAATAGCGAAGCGGGCCGCACTCAGGGCGGCAAAGGGCACGCTGCCACCGATGATCCTGTTCGTCGGGCCTAGCGTAAAAGCGCCGCACGCTCACTTGGTCGAGTTCGGCACCGCACCGCACGTCAACGGCGGCCTTTTCGCCGGGTCGCAGCACCCTGGCACAGCGCCGCGTCCGTTCGTTCGGCCGGCATGGGATGCCAGCAAGGATCGGGCGCTGTCGATCATCACCGAAGAGCTGCGCGCGCAGATCGCCAAGGCTGTTGCCAGGCAGGCTAAAGCCGCAGCAAAGCGCAGGGCGCGAGGGTAGCACATGGACACCGCGCTTTGGACGCTGCTGACGGGATCGGCGGCGGTTACGGCCATCTGCGGCCAGCGCATCTATTGGGGCATGGCGCCGCAAGGCGTGGGCTTGCCGGCTGTCGTGCTGACCATCATCAGCGGCGCGGACCAGCCGCACCTGCGCGGCCCTGACGGGCTGTGGCGCTATCGGGTGCAGGTGGACTGCTACGCCGCCAACAGGCCGCAGGCGCGGTCACTGTCCGAGGCTATCTGCGGCGCGCTGAACGGCGGCGGGCTGGCCAACACGACCGGCATTCGCGGGGCCTTCATCGACGGCACCCGCGAGGACTTCGAGGACGCCGCCCACGGCCGCCCCTCGCGCATTTCGCACGACTTCATCATCAACTGGAGGACGCCATAATGGCCGCTTCGAACGCAGATATCGGCTACGGCGCCAAGTTCGGCATCGGTGCCACCCCGACCTATGTGGCCGAGGTCGTGAGCATCACGCCCCCCGGCATGACCCGCGACACGGTGGAGGTCACCCACCTGGAGAGCGACAACGCCTATAAGGAATACATCGGCGCGCTGAAGGACGCGGGCGAGGCTTCGATTACGGTCAACTACATCCCGGCCGTCTCGGCGTCCGATGCGCTGCTGACCGCCTTCAACACCGATGGGCCGCAGGACTTCACCATCCTGTTCCCGAGCGGCACCTTGAAGCTCACTTTCAAGGGCATCGTGACCGGCTACGAGCTGGGCGATATCGTGGCCGACGACAAGATGAGCGCGACCTTCACCGTCAAGGCGACCGGCGCCGTCACCATCGCGACGGTGTCCTGATCATGGCGAACCGGATCAAGGGCGAGGTGGCGTTCTCGTATGAGGGCTCTGAATATACGCTTGTGCTAGACTGGAACGCGATTTGCGATTTTGGGGCGGCGATGAATTGTGACGGCTTTGCGCGCCTGAAAACGTTCGGGACCAAAGAGCCATCGGACCAAGAATATCGCGCACTGATGTGGGCTGTCCTCCAAGAGAACCACCCGGAGATAACTTTGCGTGATGCCGGAAGGATGGTCATTCCTGGCATGTCTGCGCTTGGCGAGGCGCTGGCGGCGGCCTTCCCGAGTGCAGAGGGAAACGCGGCGGGGGCCAAGGTGGCGCGGCCCCGAGCATCGAAAACCTCCTGATCGACTATGTCGCGGCGGGTTTCGACCCTGCCGCGTTCTGGCGACTGACGCCGCGTCTGTTCGATCTGCACATGCAGGGCGCAGCGCGCCGGATCGAGCGCGAGGCGGAAATCAGCAATCGGCACGCCCACAATACGGCCGCGCTGTCCGGGGCGGCGTTTGCCGGCAAGCTGCCGGCCTATGACAAGGTGTTCCGCAAGCGGATCCAGCACGGCGCGCGGCAATCGGCGCAGGTGCTGGAGGCACAACTGATGGCGCTGGCGAGGGCTTGGGGGGCGAAGGATATCACATGACCGCACAAGCCATTGGCTCGCTGTTCGTCTCGCTCGGGCTGGACAGCGCCGCATTCCAAGCCGGTATCAAGCAGGTGCAGGACGTCTCGCAGCGTCTGGGCACGCGGCTGCAGAGCATCGGCGCTGGCGCCACCGAGATGGGCAAGAAGCTGTCCGTCGTGTCGGCGGCCATGGCTGCGGTCGGCGGCGCGGGGCTGGCTCTGGTCAAGGGCACGGCAGACGCCGGAAAGCAGATCAGCCTGCAAGCGCAGATGGCGAATGCAGGGGTGGTGGAATTCCAGCGGTGGGCGGCCGGGGCAAAGACGGTCGGCATCGAACAGGACAAGCTGGCCGATATCCTGAAGGACGTGAACGACCGGGTCGGGGATTTCATCACGACTGGCGGCGGCCCGATGAAGGATTTCTTCGAGCAGGTCGCGCCCAAGGTCGGCGTGACGGCCGAGCAATTCGCCAAGCTGTCCGGCCCGGAGGCGCTGCAGCTTTACGTCTCGTCTCTGGAAAAGGCCGGCCTGTCTCAGCAGGAAATGACCTTCTACATGGAGGCCATGGCCTCCGACGCCACGGCGCTGTTGCCGCTGCTGGCGAACGGCGGCGCGGAAATGACGCGCTATGGCGAGGCGGCTGCGGCGACCGGCGCTATCATGTCGGGCGAGGCTGTCGCGGCGTCGGTCCAGTTTCAGGAAAAGCTGGGCGCGCTGATGCAATCGCTGGAAGGGCTGCGCAACCGGCTGGGCGAGGCGCTGCTGCCTGTCGTGACCAACTTCCTTGACGTGCTGACGACGCAGGGCGTGCCAGCCATGCAGAAGGTCGTTGATGGCATCACCGGGCTGATCCAGTGGTTCGGCGATCTGCCGACGCCGGTTCAGGAAGCTGCCGGCGTGATCGCTGCGGCGCTGGGGGTTGGCGGCCCTATCCTGCTGGCCGTGGGCGCGCTTGCATCCGGCATGGGCGCGCTGGTCGCCGCGACCGGACCGATTGGCCTGTTCATCGGCGCCGCTGCCCTTCTGACTGCGGCATGGGTGACATGGGGCGACGATATCAAGGCGACCGTCGGCGCGTCTGTCGATTGGATCAAGGCGCAGTTTGACGCGCTCATGGCGTGGTTCGAGGCGATCCCCGGCAGGATGCTGGATTTCGGCCGGAACATTGTTCAGGGCCTGATCGACGGCATCATGGAGCGCTGGGAGGCGCTGAAAGCCAAGGTCGTAGACCTCGCCAACAGCATGCCGGAATGGGTCAGAAAAGCGGTTGGAATTCAGTCCCCGTCGCGCGTCATGCGCGAGATCGGTGGATTTATTTCCGAAGGTCTCGCGCTGGGGATCACCGACGGCGCGCCGGGTGTCATGTCGGCTGTTGACGGCGTGGTCGATGCCGTGAGCGGCGGCGGCGACAGCATGGCATCGTCCATGAAGTCCTTTGGCGAGATGGCCAAAGGCGCATTTCAGGGCGTGATCAGCGGATCGGTCAAGGTCAAGGACGCGCTGAAGCAACTCGCCAGCCAATGGCTGGCCAATCAGGCGAGCGGGCTGTTCAACCTCGGCTGGACCGGGCTGATGAAGGGCCTCGGCATTCCCGGCTTTGCGAACGGGACGCAGAACTTCGCGGGCGGTCTGGCGCGCGTCAATGAGCGCGGCGGCGAGATCATGAACCTGCCGCGCGGCACGCAGGTCATTCCGCACGATATCAGCAAGCGCATGGCGGACAGCGCGGCGCAGGCAGGCGGTCGCGTGGTCAAGGTCATCGCCGAGCACGATCCGGGCATCCTGATGCGCGTGATCGACAGCCGCGTCGATGCGGCGAAGCCCGGCATCGTCAGCCAAGCTGTCGGCGCCGCCCGTTACGACGCATCGGAGAACCCATGGCCATGAGAATCGTCGCCTGGCCGCCGGTGGGCATCGTCTCGGCCGCGCCGTGGGTCGAGCGTCCTGTCGTGCGATCCGAAGGGCTGCTGTCCGGCGCGCGTGCCGTGGCATCGGCCGGGCCTGAGCGCCGGGTCGCGCAGCTTTCGGTATCGTCGCTGGCGCTCGGGCGCAGCGGCGCGGGCTACATGGCCCAGCTGTGGCGCGAGCTGGACGGCGGGTTGAACCTTGTCCGGGTCGGCGTGTGTTCGGCCAACTGGTTTCTGGACCGGCAGGCTGGCCGCGCGGCGTTCGGCAACGATCCTCTCGGCTGGACGGTGGACGGATCGGACCCGCTGGCATGGACTGTGGACGGATCGGACCCGCTGGTCATCTTCGTCAACGACGAACTGCGGGGCACTCACGGCACCGATGCGCAGGGATACGCGACCATCACCCTCACTGGCCTTCCCCCGAACACGCTGATCCTGCGTCCTGACGACGTGGTGCGCAGCTACGTCGTGGACGCGGGCGAGATCGAGGCAACCAGCGCGGCGCGGGCGGTCACGGCGGCGG